CCGCTTGGCCCTCTACGCCTGCGGCCCCGATGCCGGGGAGACGGCTGATCGCTAAGCCAGCAGCGCCAGTAGTTACGCCCGCGGCGAGGGCCCGGGCGTTGGCGTCTGCCGGGGAAAGCCCCTCGTCGATGCCTTGGTTGTAGGCGGAGACGTAGGCTGTGCCGCCCATCTGGCCAGCCCCGGTGAGGGAGGCCGCTTTACCCGCAGCTTTACCCGCTTCTTTTCCCACTGCAGCGCCGGTGATACCACGAGCAGCGGCTCCGTTCATCACCGTGCGAGCAGCAAACGCACCAGCACCAGCGGCGGGGACGATGGAGGCCACCTGTTGTGCGGCGAAGTCGCCAAGAACCATCGGGTTAGACAGGTAGGCCATCAAGCCAGCGCCTATGCCGTCGTCGAAGGCGGCGTTTGCGTTCTGGCTGGCGTACTGCATCTGGGGCGTCTTCGCTTCTTCCAGACTTTGGCGCCCACTGCGGAAATTGTCTGCCAGCCCAAGCCCAGCTTCCAGCCCGCCCGCTGAAGCTATGTTGGCTATCCCGTACGCAGACTCTACTAAGCCAAGGCCACCTTGCGTAAGTGCCGCACCGGTGTCCAGCGCGATTTCCCCGGCAGTGCGGTCACGGTTCAGCTCCTCGTTGACCAGAGAGTTGACCGCCATCTTCCGCGCCCGCGCAGTAGTGGCCGCGGTTGCGTTCCGGTTAGCGTTAAATACACCTGCGTAATCAGCCTGCGCTTGAGCCATTTTATACTGCCTATTTAGTTGCCGAGCCCGCCGGAGGCGCCGTCGTTGCCACCGCGGAGAATCCCAAGCCGAGAGGAGGGGGTGGGGACAATCGCCCTCGCCCTGACCGCGGCGGCTTGCGCTTCCTCTCGGTCCCGAAGGGCTTGGGCTCGCTCCTCTTCGGCTTTCGCTGCGGCTGCAATGCTTAACTCCGACCGCTTCTGCGCTACGTACGCGTCTACCTGCTGGGGGGTAGTCAGCGCCCCATTCGCTATGAGCCTTCGGACCTCCGCGTCAACATCTGCCCCAAGATTGTAAGTCTGGTTTCGCCCTTTCATCAATTCCGCGGCGTTGCTCGCAAGCCCAAAAGCAGAATCTACCTCCATCTGATTGCCGTTTCTGTCCTGTACGGTAGTAGTGGTTCTCGGCGTGGACAGGTCTATAGGGTCCAGCGGGTTCGCGTTCTGGTTGGCCACTTCTGTCAGTCCTCGGGTGAGCGCCGCGTCGTCCCCCGACCTCCCCAGTCGTTGCAGCATATCCCGTTGTGCCTCAGACGCTGCAGCCTGCTCAGGTGTCTGAGTCCTCCGCAGGTCGATCTGGTTCTGCCCCTGAATCCGCGCTACCTCTACGTTCGAGTCGTTCAGCAAGCCCGCGTTAAACCGGCTGGTCTCCGACTCTAGCAAGCTGCGGCTGTTGGCGCCGGCCTCCGTCATCGCGGTACGCTCAGTGCCTCCAGCCTCCGTCAGGCGGCGGGTCAGTACGTCCGCGTCGGCGCTAATGCGGTTGCCCTCAGTGGTTACCTGCGAGTTGCGCATCTGCCCCACGGCGCCGAGGCCCGCGGTGACGTTGGCTTGGTTCGCTTGTATAGCCCGTGCACGTGCACGCCGGTCGCCGAGGGACTGTGTGCCGTAGGGGGTCTGTGCAAGCTGCTGTTGCTTAGCTAGGCTTAACCGTAGGGACTCCGCAATAGCCGGGTTGGCCACGGACTCTGCGGCGCCACGGGTAGTCTGGTTGGAGGTGTCATAGGCAAGCCCCTGCCCTCCGTCGGTCCCTTGGCGAATAGCTAATGCTCTACTCACTCGGGCGTTGGCTGACTGGTCAATACCCGAAGGGTTGGACGCTGCCGTACGTTGCGTCGGGGCAGTGCGCATCGTAGGGTTGTTGTACTTGGTCACAGTCTGCGACTGCTCCCCCATGGCTAGCCCGCCGCGGTTCAGTGTAAGGTCACTCAGTTTTGTCGCCATCAGTACCATCTCCAAGATCCGGTGTACCCCATCCGAGAGAACCGGCGGGCTTTGGCTTCCTGCTTAACTTCCTCAATCGCCCGCTCGAACCTCGTGCTGTGGGCGCTGGCCTTAGCCATGTTCTCTCCGTCGTGGTCATGGTTACGCAGGGCACGGAAGGCCGCCCACTCCAGCATGTCCAAGTGGAACCGCTCAGGGATTTCAGGCCCTACGTCAGGGGCCTCTAAAGTCAGCTTGGCCAGAGGGTATCGAGTCACGCGCAGGGTAATCTCTTTCCCTACGTCTTCCGCGGTGGGGGTGCCCATCAAGCGTAGGGAGCCCGTCTCATAGTCAGGCACCACTGCGAACACCCCTGCACCAGAGAAGGCGTGGGGAGAGGCGAGGCCAGAGAAGTCGGAGAGGTCCCCCGTAGAAAAGTCATGCGACACTACCGGCAGCAGCTTATCGTTGTACGCCGCGGATACAACACGCAGCACCGAGGGGTGCAAGGGGTAGTCGATCTGCCCTAGAACTACGGGGTAGACACATACCGCTGGTGTGGTGGCGTCGTGAAGGTACTCGGTGAGCTGGCAGAAACGAAAATACCCCTCGTTGATGTAGAGCATCAAGGAGGGGTCTGACCATAGGTAGTCTGCGTCGTCGGCGCTAACCGCGTCCGACACATCCCGAAGGATGTTCCGCCGCAGTTCGCCGAGTAATTCGATCGGTGTCACGTATCACTCCTGCCCCTACGGCGGGGCTGTAGATTAACTCTATCGAACTACCTGATACGGGAACCGTGGGCTGTCTTCGTATCCGGCGATGCGTCCGTCGTCGTCCATCATGGGTTTTTTTACGACGGCGTTGTCCAGAATATCGAGCAAGAAGTTGGGCACATTGGCCTTTTTTCCCGCCGTCAATTTGTACCCTACACCGTTATGACCGATATATAAACCAGAAGGTGGGATCTCGTCGTTCTTCTGGAGGATAACCACCGTGCGCTCCACGTCGTCTTTCTTGGCTGCCGGCTTAGGCTTGGCCTTGTGCGAGGGCTTGTGCGAGGGCTTACTCACGCTGGTCTTGATAGGTTCAGGCGCCACGGGTTCTGCTTCACCGGGGCCGAATACATCGTCAATATCACTCATCAGTTGCTTCCTCGAATGCGGAGTCGAACTCGGCCTCGTCAGCACGATCCTCCCCCATCAGCATTTGAAGGACACGCTGCACTTCCGGCATCGCTTCCTTCGCGTCTTTAAACACCAGCTCCACATCTGAGTCCTCGTAGCTTGAGTCCCCCTCGCGGTTCTTGGCGTCGATCTCCGGGTCGCTGTAGCGGAGTATAACCCCGTTGGCGGCCATTCGGATGTTTATGTTGGTGTCCATAGGGTACGCCCTTGCTACTTCGCTGCTCATAACGAGTTACCCCCACCGAAGTGGGGGCTCCTGTTTACGCCGTAGCGGCTACTTCCGCACGAACCATGAACGCATCCTGCAAGATCACAGTGGCGTTCCAAACCTTCCAGCCGATGGTTCCACGCTGAGCCAGCGGGTCGGTGTTGGTCGCTTTGGGCTGCACAGCCATGACTTCCACAGAGTCCTTACCACGCAGAGGCACGATACCGTACGCATCACGGGCCAAGAACAGGATCGGATACACGTCGGCGCTGGTGCCGCCAGTAGACAGCGTGGTGCCCGCTGCGCCGCCAGCGTCTTCCCACGATTCAAACACCGTAGAGCGGATGTACCGCACATCCTCCACGGAGCCGATCTCGCCTTCCATTGATACGTCAGTGCCGTACTGCTTGGAGTGGATGAAGCCGGGCAGATCGCGGATGTCGTTCTCAATGTCCGGGTGGGTCAGCGCAATGAACGCGGACTCAATCGGCTGAGTGGCATACTTAACAGACGACGCCACCATGCTGGTGTGCGGCTTGGCGTTCTGACGCTTCAGCGAGCGAGTGATGCGGCGCTGTAGGGTCAAGGTCAACGGGGTATTTACGCCGCCCCGAGTGGTGCCGTTGGCAAAGAACACGTTGGTGCCGGCTTTCAGCACGTTGAAACGCAGGGTCTCAATGGTGTGCGCAGCTTGCTCACCCAAGATGTCGGTCATTTCACGCAGCAAAGGCGGGAAGTCTTCGTGCAGATCCATGATAACGTCAGTGAACTTCAGGAAGTCGCCGTACTGCTGCAGCGTCACAGAGTAGTCTTTGTTCTCAAGCGTGCTGCCCGCAGGGGTTACGCCCTCGGTCAACGGGGTGTCCGCTACAGGGACGTTGTAGTCGCCACCGGCACCGGCACCGGCGGAGCCAGTAGCCCCCGCCATGTAGTAACGACGCCACTTGGCGACACGGGTAGAGTTCTTCGGGATGGGGTAAGCCTGCCCGAACTTCTCCAGCATCATGTAAGGGATGGCCCGCTTCAGCAAGTTGGCCACAGAGAACGCCGTTTGGCGCGGGGTAATATCGGAATATACAGTCATGTTAGTTGTCTCACGTCAGAAAGATTAACCCAGTCCGGCGGCTTCCTCGAAGGCAGCGTCGAAGTCATCTGGACTCGCACTACCCGGTACATCCGCTTTGCTGGGGCTTGGCGCCGCACTCAGTGCTTTTCGCGCTGCGGCCGAAGGTTGCTTCGCCGCGGGCTTTGCCGCTGGTTGCTTTGCTCTTGCTGACGAGGCTGGTAATTCTGGCACTGCTCCCGCCGTTCCTTTACTCACTTTGAACTGGTCAACCAGCTCAATCACTTCCGCAGAAGAACCGGACTTAGCCACTCGCGCATATTCCGCTTGCAAGAACTTTGGCTGCGTCTGTATCCAATCTTGGATCTGGGGTTTGATCGTATCCAGATCCGAATGGGCGGCTCTTACTGCGTCGAGATGTGCGTTTACCTGCAATTTTTGCGTGGTCGCAAACACTGGTGCCAGTGCACGTCTCAAGTCGGAGTATATCGTTTCCTGCGCAAGTTGCAAATGGGCGTCACGAAGTACTTGTTCTGCCTCGTGAACTTCTGACCACTCGCTCTTGTATCTTTCCACCGCTTCGCGCTTATCCGCGGGGATGAAGTCGTCGATGGTTTTGGCCACCGCTTCGGGTTCTTCCTCCGCTGCAGGCTCCTCGGTAGGAGCGGCTGCGTTCTCACGGTTCTGCCGAATAATCTCTGCCGCCCGGGCTACCTTTTCTTCCCGGGTCTCTGCGGGGGCTTCGCCTTCAGCGGCGGGCTCCTCAGTGGGGGCGTCGCCCTCTACAGGAGCGTCGTCTTCTACCGCGGCGGGCTCCTCAGTGGGGGCGTCGTCTTCTACAGGAGCGTCGTCCTCTACAGGAGCGTCGTCCTCTACAGGAGCGTCGTCCTCTACAGGAGCGTCGTCTTCTACAATGGGGTCTTCTGCGACCACGCCATCAGCGGCTTCGTCGAACGCGCTGTCATAATCTGTGGCGTTGTCTTCTGGTGTTAGGGGTTGCGTGCTCATGTCGGGTCCTTACTCGTTTATGTCGAACGGGGGTTTAGTGGCTACCTCAATCAGGTCTCGGTACGCCTTTATCTCCCCCTGTACGGAGCGCATTTCCTCTGGCGTGCACGTACACAGGGTGTCTTTCAGTCTACTTATCATCGTTCCTGCGTACAGTCGTACCGCGTCTACTCCATTACCGTTACGTGCATCATATATCTCTCGCTGTATGATTGCCAACTGGTCGTTACTGTTCACCGGTCACCCCCTTAGTAGCTGAGTCTGACACATCCAGCATGGTTTTCACTGCGGAGTTGTCCGCCGAGTCGAGGTTCTTGCGAGCCTGCGCCGCGTTCTTCATAGCGTCGGTGGCCAGCTCTTTCATCTGGGCTGCAAAGATCTGCTTGTTCTGATCCGCCTGCTCGGCTTCCTGCTGGGCCTGTTGGTCCTGACGCTGCTTGACCACTTCCTCAGACGCCATGATGTCCTGCACCGGGATGTCCCGCGCCATCAGTCGCTGCTTCAGCATCTTCTCGTCGTCGATATACAGCTGCTCGCCCTCGCCCAGCGTGTTCTTCAGGTTGTCCAGTGCGTAGGCCCGGACTTCCTTGGCAATCAAACTGGTGGCGCCCTTGGCCACTGGGCGGAGATCCCCGGTGTACTCAATGCCCTCGTTGAAAATTTTGTTCCACTCGATCAGGGCGTTCAGCACGCTCACGGTGAACCGGTCAAAGCTGCGCACGATGTCACGGAACGGAAGCGCCGCGTTGCCCAGTACCATGGACGCGCCGGCGGAAGTGCGCAGCGCCTCACCCGGGGTGTTCTCTACGTCACCGTAGCCCCCCACGAATGTCTCCATGTCGGCGAACTGGAGAAACTGGTTCATCACTTTCAGCAGCTCATCCATGTGGGAGTCGACGCTAATGTTGTTGATGGCCCGATGGCCAGAGGGGTTGCTCTTGCCGTCGAGGTAGTAGTTGCGGAAGGGCCCAATGGACTTGACGTCCTGCCCTCCCGCCATTTTGCTCAAGTCGATCTCTAGCATGGGGCCACAGGTGACCGAGGCGTTGTCGATCAGCATGCGTGCTGCAGAAGATACCGCCATCTGGCTGTCCCGCACGATCTCACACATACCCCCACCCATCAGTCCCGGCACCGAGTCATCGAACACAAACTTGTGGTAGATGTTGGTGCGGCTTGATAGGGGGTTCAACGCCAGCTTGATGATGTAGCGGCCTGCAAGCCAGCACGTAACACGAAACTGGTCGGTGTCTTCACTGCCCTCAGGCAGCTCAAGCCCCGTGTCCTCGATATACTCCCGGGACACAACGCCCCAGAACTCTTGGACGCGGTAGCGGCTGCCACGAGTAGACGCAGAGGTAGCCCCCGCCAGCACGTCAAGGTCGTTCTCGTGGGATGCCGGGGTAAAGTTGCCGTCCTTGTTGCGCTCTAGGAACCGGGTAATCGGGGCCGGTATAAAGTCAGAGCGGCGCTTGAGTCCTTCCATTTGGCGCTTGCTGTAGATGTGCTCCTCGAACTCACCCTCCATGTCAGAGAAAGTACGGGCCTGCATGTCGGGGTAATACCGCCACAAGTCCACGGCCTCGAAGTACGGCCGGCTGCCGTCCACCATAGAGATTGTGGGCTCAAGCCCGGGCGTTATCTCGATCACCGCTTTCTGGCGGTCCAGTGTCATAGGGCCCTTGAGGATACCCACGTTGTAAATGGCGGCAGACAGGATGACTGAGCGGCACAGGGTTACGAAGTCAGAGTTGTCCGTCTCCGTTGCAGACCCCATGGCGTCCTCCAGCTGGGCCTCGATGTGGCGCTCCATAGACGCAGCGGCCTTAACCGCAAACGCCCGCACGATCCGCTCCAGCTCCTCGACGGTCACCTCGGCCTCCGGGTTCTCCGCTCGCCACTCATCAAACGCGGCGGTCAGCTCGTCTTGGTCCAGCGTCGGCACCGTAGACGCTTTGACCGTCCAGCTCTTATCCCCCTGAGGGAATAGCAAGTTCATCAACCGGGCCACGATGACCATGATCTTGGTACGGGTCAGCTTCGGGTACGCCCGTGACCGCTCGGGGGGGATATTCTGGTCAATCTCCGGGTCGTACTTGCCCTTGAACTGGTAGAGGTTGCGCAGCCACTGCGTCTCTTGGACGCGGCGGTCTGTCTTGTGGGTACTGAACCGTTGGCTCAGGTGATTACCCAGTTTCTGCAGCGCGGTGGTAGAGAACTCCGACCCGCTCCCGTCCTTCACCATCTGCGAATCGTCTTTGTCGAGGTCCATTAGTTCCACCGTGCGTAACCAGAGATGTCACCCCCGTTGCCTGACATCAGGCCGGGGAATTTTTCACGTAAACTTTGCTTCCTAACCGCGCCCTCGAAGCCCATGCACAGATATTGATTGGCGTCGTGCGGGTGCGAGTACTCGTTCTTCGCCGGTTGGTTGGCCGTTACTCCCTTGGTGTTCTTGGCGTAATGGTACCCTGAACGGAAGCCTCTGATAAGTACCCGGCACCGAGGGTCCACCAAGTAGGCCGGTCCCGCCTGCGTTAATCGCATGAGCTTCGACTCCACCGCCTGCTTGCGCTCCACCAGTGAGTTGCTGTACGCGGTCTCTACATCGAACCCGAGCTGCTCCTCCAAGATGTCCCGCACCGCGGCCTCGTTGGTCTGCGATCTCTGCACCACCGCCGGGTCACACACCACCGTGTATGAGTTGTGGGGGAACCGCTCTTGCATTTTTGGCAACAGAAGCTCTTGGCAGAACCGCTCGGCGCCCATGTTATCCGAGGTCAGTTCGTCCAACACCAGCACCCTACCGTGGGAGTCCTGTATCCCGAAGATGGCCGAGGGCGTAAGTCCGGCGTCAAAGCCAATGATGATGTTGCCCTTGGGGTCAAACATGATCGGTTCTTTGGCGATGTGAGTGTCCGGGTTGAACGTGGGGAACACTGGTTTACCAGATAGGCTGTAGCCCCACTTAACCTCAATGAACTGCTTGATCCACTCGGGCGACTTACCTTCACACAGGTTCTCGTAGTATCCGCGGCCCCCGGGTAGGTTCGGGATGTTCTCCGCGTAGTCGCTGAACCCGCTGGGCTGCTCAAAGTAACTCATGTTCTTGGGGCGGTCGCCCCGGCCTTCTATGTCGAGCCAGTCGTACCACCAGCTGTCTTCGTTGCCGGGGTTAGATGCGCCCCACATGCCCCACCACGTACACCCGCC